CAGATTTTATCACAGGAAACCAGTTCTCTCGTGTTGGTCTTTGTCGTGATCCTCTTGCATTTGGATCTGAAAATAAACTTACACTTTCAAAAGCAAGTGCTGTATATGCATTAAAACTTATTGGTGCTGGATCAACAACGACAACATTTACAGCTGACTCTGAGGTAACTCAAGAAATTGGTATTGGATCGACAGCTGTTGGTCGGGTGATTAATTATGACGCAACTACAGGAGTTCTCAAGTATTGGCAAGATCGCAGACTTGCAATATCAACTGATGGAACTGCACCTACATATGGATTTGAATTATTCAGATTTAGTGCTGATCCAGCCACAGGTGCTGGAACAACTATATTTGGAGGAACAAGTAATCTAAATATAGATACTAATTTCGGAACCTCTGACGAGCCTGGCCTCTCTACCTCAATAAATAGTAGGACTTATAATTTGGGAATGAGTTTTGTGAAAGGTGTCGCTAACCCCGAAGTTGAAAAATATAGTGGTGACATCATATACGTTGATAATAGAGCTGCTGTAACTCGTAGTTCTCAACAGAAAGAGGACATCAAGATCGTACTGGAATTTTAAAGAATCATGCCACAGGAAACCAATCTTAACGTCAGCCCATATTTTGACGATTTTGATAAAGATAAAAATTTTCATAGAGTTCTTTTTAAGCCAGGAGCTCCAGTTCAGGCAAGGGAATTAAGCACTCTACAATCGATTTTACAAAATCAGATTGAACAGTTTGGAACTCACTTTTTTAAAGAGGGTTCAAAAGTAATACCTGGCAATTTAAGTTATAATCAAAGATATACATGTGTTCAGATTGAAGATACATTTCTTGGCATTCCAGTATCCTTATACACAAATCAATTACTTGGATTAAAAATAACAGGTCAAAGATCAGGTGTTACCGCAACAATTGTAAAAATTTTATCAAAAGAAGAGTCTGTCAGGAATAATTTAACTCTTTATATTAAGTACCGACAATCTGGTGAAAATTTTTCAGATGACAAATTTAGTGATGGGGAGAGTTTATCTGCTGATAAAGATATAATTTATGGTGCAAGTGTCATTGCTGCGAATGAACCATTTGCAAATACTTTAGCTTTCGGTGCAAACGCCACTGGAACTGCAATGTCAATTGGAGAAGGTGTATATTTTGTTCGAGGAATTTTTGCTCAAGTACAAGGTGAAACCTTAATCTTAAATCAATATTCCCAATTTCCAAATTTTCGTATTGGACTTGATGTTCAAGAAGATTTTATTAGTGCTGATGAAGATCCATCATTAAATGATAATGCATCAGGATTTACAAATTTTGCAGCACCTGGCGCAGATAGATTTAAAATTTCAATAAGTTTAGCTAAAAAAAGACTTAATGATACAAATGATCAAAATTTTATAGAAATTGCTAGAGTTGAACAGGGTGAATTACAATCATTTGCAGAAGAAACACAATATAATTTAATTCAAGATACTTTAGCACAAAGAACATTTGATGAATCTGGAGATTATTATGTCAGACCTTTTGAGGTATTTGTAAAAGAATCATTAAATGATCAGATTGGAAATAAAGGAATTTATACATCAGAACAAAAAACTGCTCAAGGTAATACACCTTCAGATGATTTACTTACGGTGCAAGTTTCACCTGGCATGGCATATGTAAAAGGTTATAAAGTTGAGAGAATTGCGAGTGCCTTTTTTGATGTTCAAAAACCAAGAACAACAAAAACGATTGAACAGGAGGCGGTAACTTATAGAACAGGTGATCCCTTATTTGTAAATAATATTTTTGGATCACCAAGTTTAGGAATTGGAACAACTGCAACCGTATCACTAAGAGATAAAAGAAGAGGTGGTAGCGGTGCTGAAATAGGACTTGCAAGACTTTATGATTTTAAAGCACAATCTGCAAGTTTCGTAGATGCAACCACTCAATTTGAAACTCGTTTATTTGATATTAAAACATTCACAAATATTACAGTCGGGACTGCAATCACTTCTGCACCACTTGGGACTCATATTCAAGGTGTAAGAAGTGGTGCGTCAGGATTTGTTAGAACTGCTGGTACAAACGCAACTAATTTAAGTTTAATTGATGTTAACGGTGCGTTTGTAAAAGATGAATCAATATTAATAAATGGTGTTCAAGATGGAAGAGTTCTTACTAAGGTTGATAATTTTACATTTAATGATGTAAAATCAATTGAGAGTGCTGTCGGTGTATCAACATTTGCAGCTGATATTTTACTCAATAATTCATCTAGACTCAGTAATCTTGTATCTGGTAATTTTAGATTAACAAATGCTAATGTTCCAGGCCACGGAAAGGGAAATGCTGGTGTAATCAAAGCAGCTGGAAAAAACTTTGCTGGTATCATTACATCAAATAATATCGTAAGTTACACTGTGCCTGGTGAAACTGTTCCTAGATTTAATCGTATCATAGGAGTATCGGTTGATGGAACGGAAATTCAAGTTGTTGGAGTTGCAACTGTAACAGGTGTTTGTGGTGGAGGAGTTCATGATGGTAGTTCTGCAACAACACTTGATGTTAATGATCTTGCTCTTCGATCACCATCATTTAGAATCGGATCTAATAGTCTTGTTACACCTGTAAGTCGTAGAAATCTTGATACTCTTGATGTTACAAATACAACTATTCAATTAAGAAAACAATTTAGTAATATTACGGTTGCAAGTAATTCATTTACATCACCTAATGCTGGTGCGGATTTATTCTTCCAACCATTTGATGAGGAAAGATATTTTATATCATATGATGACGGAACAGTTGAACCATTAAAACAAAGTCAAATTAGTATTGCTGCTGATAAAAAAACAGTTACATTTGTAAGATTAAGCAAGGCCTCAGGAAAAGCAAATTTGTTTGCAACTGTTCTTAAATCAAAAGTTGTAACTAAACAGAAAAAATTACAAGATTCTAATGTATTAGTTATTAATCGATCAACTTTATCAGCTTCTGGTATTGGAACAAATACACTTAATGATGGTTTAACAACAAACTCTGTGTTTGGAACTAGAGTTCAAGATAATAAAATATCATTGAATGTCCCTGATGCTTGTGAATTACTTGCAGTTATTGAATCAAATGATGCTGGAGATCCAGATTTACCTGCTTTAACATTAACTGCATATGACGGCCCAAGTGGAAATAATTCAGATTTAATAATTGGAGAAAAAATTACTGGTTTAGCAAGTAATGCAGTGGGATTAGTCGTTGAAAAACCAAATGTAACCACTTTAGGAATTGTCTTTTTAAATCAAAATGTTTTTAATATTGGTGAAAAAATTAAAACTGAAAAATCAGGAATCACTGCTTTAGTAACTGCAACGACTGAAGGTGATCGCAATGTTACAAATCAATTTACTTTAAGTCCAAATATTAAATCAAATTATTATGATTTTTCTTTCATTCAAAGAAAAAGAAATTTTGAAGCACCAACAAATAGATTAAAAATAGTATTTAAAAACTTTTTTGTAACATCTGATGATGTTGGTGATTTCTTTACAGCATCAAGTTATCCGACTGAAACTGATAGATTAATTCCAGTTGATCAAACTTTTGGTCTTTTAACAAGTGATTTAATTGATATTCGACCTAGAGTTGCTGCATATAACGTGTCATCAACTTTATCTCCGTTTGATTTTGGGTCTAGAACATTTGCATCACAAGAAAATAATATTCCAGATCCATTAGTTCCTGATGAAAATTTAATTGTAAGTTTTGATTACTTCTTACCTAGAAAAGACAAATTATTTGTTAACAAAAATGGTAATTTTACTTACCTAACAGGTGTCCCATCTGATGATCCAAAACCACCAAAACCAATTGATGATGCAATAGAAGTTGCATCACTTTCAATGCCTGCGTTTGTAAGAGATCTTGATAAGATTAAAATTGTAAGAACGAAGCATAAACGTTTCACAATGGCTGACATTGGGAGACTAGAAAAAAGACTTGAACAAGTTGAGTATTACACTGCGCTTTCTCTTCTTGAACAAGATACCGCAAGTTTACAAATTACAGATGCAAATGGTTTAAATCGATTTAAATCAGGATTTTTTGTAGATAACTTTAAAAAACATGATGCCCATCAAATAGGACATCCAGATTTTTCTGCAAGTACAGATGCTAAAGCTGGATATTTAAGGCCAGGGCATTATACTACTTGTTTAGATTTTGTTGTTGGATCAAGATCATTTATTGGAATCGGTCAAACCGCAAATCCATCATTAGATATTAACTTCCTAACTGATATTGATGGACAAAATATTAAAAAAACAGGAAGACTTTTAACTTTAGATTATGGTGAAACAACATATGTAGAGCAACTTTATGCATCTAGAGTTGAAAATCTTCAACCATATCTAATTGTATTTTATCAAGGAGATATTAAACTAAATCCAGATTCCGATACTTGGACAGATACGAAAAGAGTTGATGCAAATATAATTGAACAGACTGGAGAATATGATCAAGCAATTCAAGAATTAGGTATTAACGTTCAAACTGGATTTAGTGAAATTGATTGGGGTAGTTGGGAAACAGACTTTATTGGTGAGACAGTTTTAGACACATATACTGAATCAAATCGACAAAATTTAGGTAACATAACTATCTCAGAGGCTAATAGTATAGCTACAGAACAAAATATAACAAATACTATCCCTCAAGGGTCAGGTGGAAATTTCTCAAGTGATGATCTTATTTCTGATGCTGCGATTCTTACAAATACAACATTCCAAGATGTAGAAGTAGGAACACATCAATCAAGAGAAGGTGTTCAATATCAAGTTAAACCAGTTGTTACATCAACTTCACTGGGAGATAAGGTTATAAGTCGTGATATTATTCCTTTCATGAGATCTAGGAATATTGAAATCATTACTCATCGTATGAAACCTAGAACACGTTTCTATGCTTATTTTGATAGAATTGATGTTACATTATTCACAACACCAAAATTACTTGAAGTAAGTATGACTTCGGGTGTATTTCAGACTGGAGAAACAGTAAATGCAAAGGGAATTCCTGATGCATTTACCTTCAGATTAGCTGCACCAAATCACAAAGAAGGGCCATATAATGCACCAACAAAAACATTAACATTAAATCCTTATGTGCCAGGTGCTGGTGTTCCAGCTTCATATTCAACATCTACAACTATTTTAAATGTAGATACTTTTAGTTTAGCTACTCAAGTTCAGGGTTCTTTCTCTGGAAATGTTACCAAAAATATGAAGTTAGTTGGACAAACAAGTGGCGCTGAATGTACCGTAACAAATGTTAGATTAATTTCAGATTCTATCGGATCATTAACTGCTTGTTTTAACATACCAGATCCAAATATTGATGCAAATCCTAGATTTGAAACTGGTACAAAAACACTCAGATTAACTAATAGTCCAACTAACTCAACTCTCGCTGGAACTGTTACAGGAGCAGCTGAAGCCAACTTCGCGGCTGCTGGTGCGATAGAAACACAACAAGAAAGTATTTTAAGCACTAAGGTTCCACAAATTGAAAGATTAAGTGTTGATGAACAGAGAGTTATCAATAATAGAATTACAAAACAAGTTTCTACTAATCAGGCACTCACAGGTATCAGAAATGTAGTTGAAACACAAATAGAAGAAGTGGAAAGGATAGTAGAGGTTGACAGAATCGTAGAAGTTGAAGTTGAAGTTGAAAGAGTTGTTACAGTAGAGGTTTTACCAGAAAGAGATGATGGTGAATGGGTGTTCATACCAGATGATGATCCACTTGCTCAAACATTCACCATTAATGATACTAGTGGTATTTTCATTACATCAGTTGATTGTTTCTTCCAAACAAAAGATGATGATCTACCTGTAACATTACAAATTAGAACAGTTGAAACTGGATTACCTACATCTAAAATA